TTAAAAGTAAATGAATCTATTTGTTTGAATACATTAGAAACATATTACACACAAAAAATGATGAATCCTGGTTCTTACAATAAAGACATTCCTTTTGAGGAAATATATGTTGAGGAAAAAGCATCCCAATTATCTGCATTAGTAGATGACTTGATTTGGAAAGGTAATACATCAGCATCAGGTAATATGTCCTTATGTAATGGATTTATCGCATTGGCAACAGGAGCGACTTTTTCAGGTTCAGTAGTGAATGTTGTATCAGGAACCCCTAACTCTTCAAATGTGGTAGCGATTGTTGATAGTATTACTGCGGCAATACCTTCAGACATTCTTGACCAAGAGGATTTAGTAATTTTTTGTGGATATGACTTTTATCGTCTTTATGCGTTGGCTTTACGAAATGCTAACTTATTCCACTATACAGGAGCAGAGAATCAAGGTGAAGATTTCACACAAATGGTTCCAGGAACTAATGTAAGAATAATTGCTGTTCGTGGATTAAATGGTAGTAATAAAGCGTTTGCTTCTTCAGCATCCAATTTTTACTTCGGAACGGACTTATTGTCGGATTTTGAAGTGTTTGAATTGTGGTATTCACTTGATAACGGCGAAGTGAGATTTCGGGCTAACTGGAAACAAGGTGTAGTTTGGGCATTCCCTACCTTCGTTGTTTATTACAGATAACAAAAAAAATGGGGGGATGAGTTTATCCCCCCTATATTAAAATAAAAAATAAATAAAAAAAATAAAAATATAAAATTATGAGTTGTATAATTGACGAAGGTTTCCAACTTGGATGCGCGACGATTGGAGGGGTAGAGAAAGTTTATATCGGAACTTATAGTGCTGGTACAACCTTTGCAACATCTGCCGCAAATGTTATCACGGGTATTACAGGCGGTCAGACAATGTATCTGATGGAACAAGACATAGAATTTGCTGGTGTTAATCAAACAGGGGCGTTTTCAAGAGAGAACGGAACGGTTTTTTATGAATCAGTATTATCATTAAAGTTTATTGAATTAAGTTGCGACTTAAGGAATCTAATAATCGCTTTGGGTAGAGCCCCAATTTTCGCAGTAGTGAAAAGTAATGCGGGACAATACTACTATTTGGGTGTAGAAAGTTCAGGTAGAGCTACGGCTGGTGTTGCTTCTTTAGGTATTATGCAAGGCGACTTAAATGGTGCTACATTTGAAATAACATTCAAATCACCAAACGGGATGTTTTGTTTATTATCTACATTAGTAGGAACATCACTTCCATTAGGATAATAACAATAACACAAGGGTTATTCGTTTTCCCTTATTGTATAGAAACCTCATTCCTAAAAAGAGTGGGGTTTTTTTATTTAATAAACAAAAAAATATAAATTATATTTATAATAAAAAATATGATTAAGATATTTAAAAATGTAATTACAGATGTTCCATTTACTTTATTTGAAAAAACAACTTATAGTGCCGCAACATATATTTGTGAATTATATAATAATCAAAATCACGACAATACCCTATTTTATCTTACAGGAGACACCACAACAAATAATGCGAGGTTTAACTACTTCCCCATTAATGAGACACCTTTAAATCTATTAGAGGGGACTTATGACTATTTTGTATGGCAAACAACGGGGGCAACATTATCGGTTAGTGGTTTAACTACTTCGGATGTTGTTGAGTCAGGATTATGTAAAGTAATTGGAACTGGTTCAACACAAACAACTTATACATCAACTATAAATGAATACACCTATGAAGGATAATATGAAACAAGAAATAAAAACGACTCAACCTTTTAGAATATTAAATTTTAATGAGGCGTATGTCGCACCAGAATATAAATTAAATCCTGCAAATGGTTTTATTGAATGGGGTAGAAATAATGAATATCCAAGATTTTTATTGGACTTATATAATAATTATGGTTCAACAACCCATAAATCTATTATCAATAAGAAAGTTAGGTTATCCACTGGGTTTGGTATTCAAGAGACATTAAACCCTATCTTAAATTCATTTATTAAGAAGAATAAATTAGAACAAATAGCTCGTAAATTATCAATTGATTTTGAATTATTTAACGGATATTGTTTTGAAATAATATGGAACAGAGAAGGGACTAATTTTAGTATAAGATATATCCCATTTCATAAAGTTAGAATTGGTTTAACTGATGAAAAAAACCCACAAGCACATTATTTATATTCGCACGATTGGAAACAATTTAAAAAAGATGGATATAAACCAGAATACATTATGGCATTTAATCCAAATGTAAGACAGGGAAGACAACTATATTATTTTGTTGAACACAACCCCCAACAAGATGGATTATATCCAATCCCGAATTATTCCACGAGTTTAAATTATATTCAATTGGATTTTGAGGTTAGTAAGTTCCATTTAAATCAAGTAAAACAAGGATTTTCGCCATCACTATTAATTAATTTTGCTACGGGAATACCGACGATTGAAGAAATGGACGAATACTATAGAGATTTTAAGCGTAATTATGCATCAGCTGATAATTCTGGTAAGGTAATTATTACATATTCGGAGGGTGTTGAACAAAAACCTGAAATAACCCCCATCAATTTAAATGATTCTGACGAACGATTTATTATGTTGCAGGATATGGTAGAAAAAAATATAGTAATGGGGCATGAAATACCACCACAATTGGTTGTTTTAACTCCTGGTAAGTTGGGTTCATCCGACGAGCGTAAGGAACTTTTACAAGAGTTCCAACAATACTATATAACGCCACGACAAGAGCAGTTAGAGGTGGGGTTAAATGAGGTTATAGAGGTATTAGGATTTACTGAATATATTATATTAAACACTTATCAATCAGATACTATTGAACCAGAAAAAAGAATGTTAGTAGAACCAACAATTGTTCCACCAACTGATAATAATAATTTAATAACAGGTTAATTATGCCAACTTATAATTCAAAATTCATATCTACCGTATTTCTTAAAGAGAACACTACAATAGAGGATAATGTAGATGATACAAAATTAGTTCCATTTATAAAAATTAGTCAGGATACTCATATCGGACAAGTTTTGGGAGCTACTTTTTACAATAGATTAAAAGAGGGGGTTGCTTTAAATAACCTAAACTCTGATGAAACTGATTTAATGAAAGATTATATTCAACCTTGTTTAGCACAATTTGCATATTATGAGGTTTATCCCTTCTTAAATTTTAAGACAACAAATAAAGCAATATCAAAAGAGAGTAGTGAATTTTCACAACCATCTGAATTGGATGAAATAAAATATATGAGAAACGCTATTAGGGACTTAGCAGAATTTTATCTAAAAAGATTATCAAGATTTTTATGTGATTTTTCGGACTTGTTCCCTGAATATCAAAATCCCGACCCGAAAGATAATTTACCAAAAAATAGTAAAGCATATTTTAATGGTGTGTATATTCAAAGAAGAGGGGGTTGGAGAAACTTGGGAGTTTATAGTGAAGATTACCGCACTGGTAGTGGGGACTTTTGTGAAGGATGTTAATTATGGAAGATATAAAAAAAATACAGGAAATAATTAATCACCCCAAGTTGAGTGATGATTATAAATTTAATGTGATTAAGGATATAATATTTTTTAAAAATTATAAAAAAAATGTTAAGTCGTCAAATGTGGATATTGTATCTTATAATGACGATTTAAAGGAAATGGTTATAAGGTTTAATAATGGACAAACATATACCTATTATAATGTTGATATTAACCTGTTTAATAACATAGTAGATGGTAATGGTGTATGTATTACCTCTGGACAAAATAAATACGGGAAATGGAATATTGGTAAATCCCCCAGTATTGGTGCCGCAGTGTATGATAAATTAGTTGAAGCAAATATCTCATATAAAAAAGGTGGGGTATTATTTGAATAAAAAAAATAAAAATTGAATTATGATTGTTATTGATAGAAACAAAGAATATAATATTACTTATTGGGATACAAACACCCAATCAAATATAACAAAAACATTTAATACAATTACAATCTTTTCTATTGTTGATTATATTGAAGATAAAACATTATATGTGAATATTAATGAATGGGATGAATCTATTCAGGTATTTACATCAGATAATTACGACGAGAATTGGACTAAAGATTATATCAATACATTTTTAGTTAATTACTTTATAAATAAATAAAACATTAAAAGATGAAAAAAGAAATAGTATTAGGAATTATAAGACATACATTAACATTTGTTGGTGGTATATTAATTATGAAAGGACTTATTGAAGAAGGATTAGTTCAAGAAATAACAGGTGCAGTCCTTACCCTTGTTGGTGGAATATGGAGTGTGTTAGATAAAAAATAAATAATTTATAATAAAATGGCAATAGCGATAGAAACATTTTGGACTGACTTGGGAATTACGGAGGGTAATAACAATGCAACAAACCAATACGACTTATATAATGGATTAACATTTGGTGATGGATTTGTATGCTCAAGTCAATATGATTTTTTTACCCATCTTGAAACAAACAGATATGAGTTTTTTAAATCATATAATAGTGTTGATGAGAATATTGTTGATGCATATACCTTCTATCAAAATACAGATGATGTAAATATATTTAATGCATTTACATTCAACGCAATTAGTGGTTCATTTGTTCCCCCACCAGAACCTCCTCGTCCAGTAACTATTTCAGTTTATTCACAGGAACTTGATTTTGCAACACCTCTTAATAGTATAATTTATAGATGTGATGGAGAACAACAAGCTGCTTGTTATGGAATAAGTCAAGATAATATAACTGATTTAGTCCGTATGTTTAACTCTGACCCATTACTACCAACCGCTTGTTTTAAAGATTATGGAAGATATTATGATAATGAGGATGGTAGAGTTAGATTAGAAATAACACAAGAAATATATGATACAATTTGTTTAGGTGGGACATTAACATTAGACATAATTCGCGATTAAAAATAATTGATATGGGGATACAAGTAATAAAAGATGGTGTGGTTATCCACGAAGATACCAAACCTTCGTTAGAAGAAGTAATACGACAACAAGAGCAAATTATAATTGATTTAAAAAACCAAATAAAAGATTTAAAATCTAAAGTATGCCCGTAAAGAGTTGTGAAGATAATGGTAATGCTGGATTTAAATGGGGTGATGAAGGTAAATGTTATACTTATTCCCCCAATAATGAAGGTAGTAGAAGAAATGCAAAGAAAAGTGCTACCATTCAAGGTTTAGCAATTGGTGATTATGATTTATTACTAAAAGGACACCCTAAAAAAGATAAATAAAAATTATGAAAGAATTTAAAAAAGGTGGTGGATGCGGATGCGGAAAACCACGCAAGTAAAAACAAAAAACCCCTGAACAGATGGGAGTAATAACTGAACAGGGGATATTACGCATTTTGCGTAATGAATTATTTATTTAATTTTTGGAATATCATATTTAAAATCATTTTCATTTGAATAGTATTTAGATACAGATAATTTATCAACCTTCTCTTGTAATTCCATTATAATATTTAAAAGGAATATATAAACCTTTTTATCATTTTCACAGGTATCATCACTTCCAATTATTTTCATAATATCCATAAATGTAATATTCATTTCATTTGGATTAACCTCATCTTGTTTGTTTTCTTCACTCATAGTTTTTATTTTTTATTTGTTTATTTATTGTCTATATATATAAATATCTACAACTTTAGCAAAAGCCAATTTATTTTAAATTATTTTTGAAACTTTATATCTTGAATTTAAAACCCCCAACTCATTTCTTAAAAATACATTAATATAATTCTCGTCAAGATAGGGTAAAAATTTTAATACATCAGTTTTATTTTTTATATTATAATCTATATTAAGTCGTTTATCCCTAACAATAAATTTAACTTTGGGGTTCAACTTATATTTTAATTTTTTTCTTGCATTGTAATAAATTTGCGATGTTGTTTTTATCCCCAATTCTTTAGATACTTCTATATTAGATAATCCCATCATTCTTAATTCTATTATTAACTTTTCTTCTTCGTTGAAGGCTTTATCTATATCTAATATTTGATTTACTTTATTCATATAGTATTCATTTGTATTGTCGTATGAATTTTCATCTTGAATTGGGATAGTATCAAATATCCAATCAGCCTTAACCACATTATATTCTTTTTTTTTTGATTTGTGATGGGCTATACAGCAGTTCCTTGTGGTTATGAATATATAACCCTTATTCATATCAAAAGAGTTCGTTAAATCAAAGTTTTTTGCTGTTAATAATTTTAAGACAACATCCTGTGATATATCTTTTTTATCTTCGTTGGGGATAAAATTACATTCTTTAACCTTATTTAAAAGATTATTAATATTATTTGTTAATTCTATTATCGTCATTTATTTCGTTTTTTATATTATATTTATTTTTTCTATTATATTTTTTTTTATTTTTAAATATAATTGGTTTGGTTGCTTGCCATATTTCTTGCATTGTTATTATAATCTTTTTCATATTATTTAATATTGAATTATTATTTTTGTTTTTCAATCTCTATTTTTGAAGGTAGAAAGAAATAAGTTATGCCCCCTGCCCCCAAGAGAAACATAACTTATCACTACCTGTATTATTTTAGTTAGGCTGAAAGCGGGTAATAAGTTGTGAAGACCCATCTCTTTCATTTAAAGTATATTATTTTAAATAAACCTTTTATCAGTCCTCCACCATGCTTATGTGTCTTGCCGTCATAGGGTATAAATAAAAAACCCCTACTATGTGTCAGGAAAACAAAAGATAGTAGAGGTTTTTAAATAATAAAAATCAATATAAATATGAATAGATTGTTTTCCTGACAATATGTTATTCTCTTATAAATACTTCAAAGTATTCAAATGTTTAATAAAATGATAAAATAATTTATTATTTAGAATGATTCTAAATAAAGATTATTAAAAATACACCAATAAAAATTAGTAAGAATGGTTCCATATAGTTAAATATTTTTATAAGTAAAGTGTTTTTTGCACAATTACTGCATATTTATATGTAAATACTTAAAATGGGAAACTTTAAAGATGATTTAAAACGAGGTGAGGAGGGAGAATTGATTGTAAGAACATATCTTGAATCAAAGGGAGCAACATACCACTCGGATAATAAGAACAACACACACGACTTAATAATGTCCTTCAACGAAGAATTAATATCTTATGAAATAAAGACAGATTATTATGTTAATAAAGATAGAGATTCAAATAATATATTTGTTGAGTTTGAATGTAGAGGTAAAGCATCAGGTATTGATGTTAGTAAAGCTAAATGGTTTGCCACTTATTTCTTTAACTTGGGGGAAATATGGTTTATTGAGGTTGATAAATTAAAAGAGTTAATAGAAGAATACACATTCAAAACAACAACCCTATCTGGTGATTATGATTCAAACACAAAGGGGTATCTTGTTCCCCGATTTTTATTTGTAGAACATTTTTTAGTGAAATATCTATAAATTGTGGTTTTTGCTTTATATCAAGATATTTATATATAACAAATAAACAATATAAAAAACGAAAAATGGAAATAATACTAATGGGTTTGGAATTATTAGAACAAGTAGGAGCTGATGAATTTAAAGATAGGGGGTATTTAATGGTTTTTAAGGGACTTAAATATGATATAACATATAAAGTATATACTGATAAGATTAGACATCGTCTTGACGACCCAATATCATTAGATACATTAATAGAATTGTATGTTGAAATACCGAATTTTATAAATAAACAAAAATCAAAAAAAATATTATGAAAAGTATAGAAGAAATGTTAGAGTTAAATCTTAACAAGATACAAGAGAGCCACGATATTATGATGTTAGAATTAAGGGGATATAACGATATGTTAGTAAAATCCCTCCAAATATATACGGAGTATGAAACATTAGATGAACTTACCGAAGATATGTTCCTTGAATACGAACAAGAATCTTTATTTACTTTATTGGGAACCAGTGCGGCAGTATTATATGTTTATATCAAATCAGAGTTATTTGAATTTGCATCCCAACTACACTATGAAATGAAAAAGTCATTTCTATTAATAATGGATAAATTAGTTCCACACAAAAATAACGAAGAAAAATTTACGATGTTGATTGAGTCAATGTTTGAAAGTTTTAAATACATAGAAAAATAATGAATATAAATGCCATATTAGAAGAAATCGTAAGGAAGGGTAGTATCTACGATGAAATAATTAACACAATAATATCCCCAAGATTAGATTTAAAACCAGAATTAATAAGTGAAATTGCTATATCCTTTTTAGAGAATAAAGAAAAGATTGAGCAGGTTTATAAAGATAAATATTTTAAATATTATTTTATAAATACAATACGAAACCAAGTCCATAGTAATACCTCATCGTTCCACAAGAATGTTAGAATTAATGACTACGAATTTATAGATAATTATATGTTGATTAGTGATGATGAAATTGAGAATAAAATTGTTTTTGAGCAAAAATTAGATAAAATAGAAAAGGCTTATAGTAAAACTAAAAAAAGTTGGTTTGAGAATTTAATGTGGGAGGAATATTTTGAAAAGTTTAAATCCTATAGACAAATAGAAAAGGAATGGAATATTGACCACATATCTGTCTTTCATTCTGTAAAGAAACTAAAACAACGAGTAATTAAAAATATGTAAAACTAACTAACCCCCACCAAAAATGGGGTTTTTTAATTTAAAAAAAAACAATTAAACACCATATATATTGATAATAAAAAAACGATGAAAAACGAGAATGTAAAACTTATGTTGGGAGACAACATAGAAAAATTAAGGGAACTACCTGATAATTTTGTGGATAGTATTATTACTGACCCACCTTATGGTTTATCCTTTATGAATAAGAAGTGGGATTATGATGTTCCATCTATTGATTTTTGGAAAGAGGCTTTAAGGGTATTAAAACCAGGTGGGCATGTATTATCCTTCGGGGGAACAAGAACATATCACAGAATGGTTGTAAATATGGAAGATGCGGGTTTTGAAATAAGAGACCAAATTATGTGGGTATATGGTAGTGGATTCCCCAAATCACATAACATCGGTAAGGCGGTTGATAAGATTGAGGGTAATGAAAGAGAGGTTGTTGGATATGTTCCACAATTCCCTGATGGAACAAGAGGAGCAACTTATAGAGGACAAGCAAATAATGATAATACAACCAATTTTTTAGTTAGTAAGGACACATCAACAAATGGATTAAAACCCGTTTATAAAAAAAATAACGATTATGAAGGTTGGGGAACTGCATTAAAACCAGCAAACGAACCTATTTGTGTTGCAAGAAAACCTATTAGTGAAAAAACAATTGCGGAGAATGTATTAAGATGGGGAACGGGTGGTATAAATATAGATGGATGTAGAATTGGAACTGATGATAAACTACAAAAGTTAGTAAATGATGGTAATAAAAATCTTTTTGATAATTCAAGAAAAGAACCTTTAAGTCAAGGTAAAAAAATAGAGTTCGTTGATGCTGGAGAAGGTAGGTTCCCTGCCAATTTTATTATTGAATGCACTTGTGATGAGGTAATACCTGGTAATAAGGGTGAAGTTAAAAAATCAAATGGAAGAGTAAGAGAAAACCATAAATATAATTCAGTTGGTAATATGGGTTCTTATGATGGTGAAGGAACAATAGACAACTATAATGATAAAGGTGATATTCATACCAACCCCGATTGTCCTTGTAGATTATTGGACGAACAAAGTGGTATATTAAAAGGTGTTGTTGGTAATAAAAGAATTTCTGGACCTAAACAAATCTTTAATGAGACGGGAACATCAGTTGAAAAACAATTATATGATATAGGAACGCCTGATAGTGGTGGAGCATCAAGATTTTTCTATGTTGCGAAGGTAAGTAAGAAGGAACGAAATATGGGGTTAGATAATTTTGAGGAAAAAACATCAGGTGGTAAAGGACACGGATTAGATAGAAGATGTTCTCATTGTAATACATCTATGTTAAAGCCAGAAGATTGTAAATGTGAAGAACCTGACTGGATTACACCACCTAAAAAAAATACACACCCCACCATAAAACCAATTAACTTATTAACATATTTGGTTAGGTTAATAACCCCACCAAATGGTATTGTAATGGATTGCTATATGGGTAGTGGTTCAACTGGCATTGCCGCATTATTAGAGGGGTTCCAGTTTATAGGAATGGAAATGGATGAGCAATACTTCAACATCGCAGAAGCAAGGATTGATAGTTGGGAACAATATAAAGATTTAATAAAAAAGAAATAATGGTAAGCTACAAAAGAAAAGATTATGAACTACTACTATCTTATAACCCCTGTGAGATATTTGATTACTACGAAGTAGATAAGATGCATGGGTTAAATAAAATAAGTTGTGAGGAATATAACAACACTACAGAAGATGCCTACTTCGCAGGGTGGTGTAATTTTATACCTAACACACCTTATAAGTTTGTATTTATTAACCTATCAAGATGCACCGATGAGATACACACATTTGGTTTAATCATGCATGAGTTAATGCACCAATCGTTTGATAAGTTTGATGAGGATTTATATATGGAAGAAGAGATGATAACTTGGGCAGAG